TTGGCAGTGACCTGAACCCGCCGCTAGCGCCAAATAAGCCTGTGTACTCTACGATGATGAAGAACAACTTGGCGCAGATGACGCCGTTTAATGAGGGCAACCTTAAGACGGAGATTGACCGTATACAGGCTATACCAGATGACGAGTACAAGAATTTACTGCGGCCCTATGCCGAGCAGGCAGCACAAGCTGGGCTACTCATGAAGTCTGGCAGCCAGCCCAATAACGTAGATGCATTCTTACAGGCTGCGGTGAACCGAAAGAACAACTTACACAACGACTTTGACAAGCTTTGGGGTGACTTACACCCGGCTAAGGTAACGCCACAGGCAACGCCAACCGCTGTTAAAGCAGAACCCACAGCTTTCAAAGTTGGTGATAAGGTTAAGCTCAACGTAGCCAACATGACTAATGATGACCTGGGAGATTGGGCTGCTGAAGGTATCCACCACAACTCAATAGGCACAATCAAATATGTTGAAGATAATGGTAACTACTCTGTTGAGTTTCCCGGTGTTGAAGATTGGGCACAGCTAAAGCCATCAGAGGTTATCTCATCAGGAGCTACCGCAGCTAAAGCTAAGCCAGCTGGTCTAACTGGGGCTGCTGCTGGAGCGTACTACAACAAGGGTGCGCTTAGCTACGAAGATTTGAAAACCTATGTTGCAGAAGGTAATGCAAAGCCAGCTAACATCTATGACTGGTACGCTGAAGGCAACATTAGCGGTGACGAGTACAAGGAATTAGCCGAGATTGAACACGGTGGTGCGGCTAAGATCAGCCCAGAAGAGTTTACAGCCAACGTCTTAGCTCAAAAGTTAGCGCCCGGTCACGAAGTCGTGCCCCACCCAACAGATTCCGGTACGTTCGCTATCAAGAAGCCGGGTGGAGGTTTCAGCCAAAGTAGTAGCGGCGTAACGAAATCGTGGCCAACTAAAGAGGATGCACTCAACTCATCCACGATGGCTAAGTACAAGGCACAAGCCGAACAACATGCAACTTACGAGAAGGCAAGCTCAAAGAACTTCGCCAACGCCGCGCCAAATTACACAATAGACCAGATTGGTAGCTACCCGCAATCTGACCTGGATAAGTACAACGAGCTTAAGGCAAAGATCAGCGCCGGTGAGGATACTGGCGACGAGTACGCGCAGTTCAAATCGCTCAAGTCCAAATTCGATAACGCCACGAAGGCAGCAGGAGCAGCTCAGGTAGAGCATGGATTTGAGAATGAGAGCGGCGGGTTTACCCCACCGGCCAAGCCACCCGCGCCAGCTATTTCGAGTAAGAAGTTAGGCGGCATGAATTGGAAGGCGAAGGGCGGAGCACCACCCAGCTGGGATAAGATAAAAGGTCCAGACGTAAAGGAATTGGGCGCTGAGCTGTGGAAGCGTAAGCAGGCCGGTGAGTTTGCTAACGTGTACGACATGTATAAGGCTGCCTCCAAAATTAGTGCGGCACAAAAGAAGAGGGCTGAGAAGGATAATCCCGGCCAGGACTTAGAAGCAGGCGTTCACTATGCTTCCGCTAACCAGTTGCGAAATGCTGCGCTACGCACTGAGTTTGACGAGACTGGCAACGTAATCTGGGAGACGGCTGAAGAGAAGACATCCGGCGAAATCGGCCAGACCGTTGCGGAGATTAAGCACACGATCAGTCTCCACGATCACAAGCCGGTAGTTGAAGCCTCACCTGGTCAGTACGTTGCGGCGCATGCAAAAGAGTTTGGTAACAAGGCGTTTGATCCAAGTGCGCCAGTCGGATCATACACCAACCCACACGCTTTCAAGACTGGCGACTCAACTAATCTACAGAATTACGGCTATAAGTACACCGATCACAAGAGTTGGCCGCAGGATCAGAAGTCAGCGTGGTACAACTTCAGCGGCTCTGGTTCAGGAACGCTCAACACGTTCTTCCGCACGGGAAATGTTGGCACATTTGGTGATCCGGTAGCGACTAAGAAACGTGCGAAAGCTCTGATAGACGCATTTAATTCGCCAAATGTGAAGCCGCTAGACGACTGGACTATGGTGGTACGTGGTACATCTGGCGGTTGGGAGTTTGGAATCGGCAGTGATGCTGCGACTTTCGATGAAATCAAAGCGATGGAAGGTAAAGTTGTCCGCAATAAGTGCCCTGTGAGTAGCTCGTTGCGGGATAGACCGCCATGGGGCAACATTCGGATCACGTACAAACTACCTCCTGGCTTCCGTGGGCTCAATATCCTTGGGAAATCAGCACATAGCAGTGAGAACGAAGTCATACTGCCACCCGGCATGGCGTATCGCATACTTGAAGTGAAGAAGGGTGGCGCTAACTATAGTTCTGAGGTGCTAGTGGAGGTCGTGGACGTGAAAATGCCAAAGATTGACGTGTGATGACTACATTTCAACCTATTACACCGAATTGGCTGACTGCGGCCTGGGATCAGTTCGCTGCGAGCGACCCAGAGCTGGAGCAGGCCTATAGTTGGCCCGACTTCCCGAGCGATAGGTCTGGCGAAGGCAACTGGATTGACCTGTATTTGACTGAGACAGATGACTTTCCGATTGGCCGGCTGTGGATTAACCCTGAAACACAGAACATTGGGCTAATACCATTCGCAAATGGCAACATTAGCTATCAGACGAAGATAGCTCTAGAGTTACGCGAGTACAAGCACCACCGTACAGACCCACTTACAGCTTTCGACCAGATCAAAAGCGAATACTTTGGGACACAAGAGGAAACGGGCAACTTGAAGAGTGCTGGGGTGAGTGGTGAGCCTGGCTAACGGGCCGATGGTGATGGATCAGTGGCACATTTTCAACAACCCTAACGTTGCTTGGAAGCCACATGATGGCCAATGTGATGTTTTGGGATCGAAAGCGCGCCACCGCGTTTGGTGCGCTGGACGGCGTACAGGAAAATCGGAGCTGGGCGGGCATGTACTGCTGCCCGAAGCTTTTGCAACGCGCAGCGTAAGCCAAGAGTGGACCAAAAAGGGTAAGCGGCGTGAGTTTTGGATCGTTGGTGATGAGTACGTTACCGCTGACAAGGAGTTCCGTGTTATCTGGAACCTGGCGAAATTCCTAGGCATCCCGTTCGACCGTGGCTCGCACCATTCCATCGACGGCAAAGACCAAAGCGTGCTCAGTCTTTGGAATAACGCCTTTATGGTGTTAACTCAAAGCGCCAAGTACCCAGATAATCTCGTCGGTGAGGCGTTGTGCGGCGTGCTGATGGTTGAGGCTGCAAAAGCTAAGCCGAGCATCTGGATGAAGTATATTCGCCCGATGCTTAATGACTACAAGGGCTGGAGTTTACACACATCCACGCCAGAAGGGAAGAACCATTTCCACGACAAGTACGAATTTGGGCAGGACCCATACAATCTGGAGTGGGCAAGCTGGAGAATGCCGGCGTGGCGCAATCCGTATGTGTACCCAGAGAATACACGAGATGATCACGTCAAGTACATGCTCCAACAGATAGAAGATCACCCAGGACTCACAGCAGCCCATCTGGCTAAGGTCAATAACCTTACCATTGATTCTGAAATCATTGCCCTTGCAGACGAATTGACTGTCCAGCTGTTCAAGCAGGAAGTTATGGCCGACTTCACGGAGTTCGTTGGCCAAGTCTTTAAGGATTACGATGAAACCTATCATGTCGGCACACTCCAGTACGATCCCAACTGGCTCACTTTTGCTGCAACTGACTACGGCTTCACTAACCCTAATGTATGGCTACTCATACAAGTTGGTCCTTGGGGTGAAATTAATGTGCTTGCAGAAGTTTATCAGCCTAACCTCACAGCGGAACAGTTTGCAGATGAAATCATCAAGCGCCGCACCAGGGATGGTGTGCCTCTCAACCCGCCCGGACTCAGGACTTTCTATCCTGATCCTGCAGACCCGATGTCCAGTCGAACACTCTCCGACAAGTTAAAGATTTCTGCAGCTGGTGGGACAGGCGGTGAACTCGCCATTCGTATCAATTTGATTCGCCAATCACTGCGTGTAGGCCGAATTGATTATGCAGCAAGTGCTTTGAATGAGAACAATGCAGACGTATGGCGACCACGGCTAATGATTGACCGTAGTTGTACTGGCTTGAGATCGGATATGCTGGCGTATCGTTACCCAGAGAAGAAAGAAGACGCAGAAACGAGTAGGGACCGCTTTGAGTTGCCAATGAAGAAGGATGACCATGGGCCGGAAGCGCTGGGGCGTTTCATGGTTGGTTATTATGGTGCGGGCGCTCTTACTGCAAGTGCTGGAAGTCGTGTGCGTAAGGCAAAGATTGGTCGACATGCGTCTAACAAGCGTAAGGAACGTGTAGCACAACCAAAGCCGTTGAGCGCCATGAGACCTACAAAGAGTGGTTACCCAGAATGGCGCGATGAGGAGTTGAGAGATGCCTATTGATTCAAGGCAATACGACTCAGCCATCAGCCAGATACGCGATGATGACTTAGGCTTCACTCGATTAGTAGCGAACCTTAGCAACAACGATGATAAGTTGCGCGTCAAAGCCTATGAGCTGTTTGAAGACTTCTATGCTAATAGACCTGAGCATATCAAGGTTGTGCTCCGTGGTGAAGATGACGATGCCATTGAGATTTACATGCCGAGTGCGAAGAAGTGTATTGAGGCTGTAAACCGTTTCCTTGCAATTGATTTCGATTACCAGTTTGATCCTGGCGCGAACGAAGTAGACACACAGGTTCTTGAGGCAGCGATGCAGGCGTTGTTCAAGAATCAATCGGTTGCACAGAAGTTTAACCAGATGAAGCGGTACATGCTCATCAAAGGTGATGCGTTGCTACACATTCGGGCAATCCCTTGGGAGCAACCGGGCAAGCGCATACGTGTCGATGAGCTTAGGCCAGAGCACTACTTCCCGATTGAGGACTTTATCACTGGTGAAGTAATCGGTTGCCACATTGTAGATGTTATCCGCAACCCTAACAACAGCATTCAGACGAAAGCCGCTAGCGACGAGTGGATTGTCCGGCGGCAGACGTACCGGCGTGTGCTAGACGATAACGGCAGGCCCACCGGCCGCATCAGTTCTGAGCTAGGTCTGTGGCGGGTAGGCCGATGGGATGACCGTGTGGCTGACCCGATGCTTGAGGAAATCCAGACACTCACGCCTGCGTTTGAACTTGACCCGATCATCACAAATGTTCCGGTGTTCCATTGGGCAAATAATCCGCCACCTGGAAGCACTTTCGGCAGTAGCGAATTGGCTGGCGTTGAATCAATTATCAACGCTATCAACCAATCTGCAACCGATGAAGATCTGACGCTTATCACGCAAGGCCTGGG